CTTCAATGTCAATATTGGTATTGCAATGACTACCACTGGTATTCACACTGCCAATGTTGGATCTGGTATTGGTTCATATATTCCATACAAAGGTCATGGATTAGAGAATGATGACTTTATTCAAGCTACTGGTATTGCAGTCACATTTACAAGTGCTCCTGCTGTACAAGTTGGTCATGTTGAGTATGATGAGTCATCTGGTATTGCAACTGTTACTACAAGAAAAAATCACAATCTTACAGAAGATGATTGTGTGGTTCTTTCTGGTATCGCTTTTACTTGTGATTATGACCCTGCGTTAAATATCGGAACTGCAGCATATGACAATATAACTGGAGTTCTAACTGTCACCACTGCTGATCCTCACGGCTACAAAGTAGGTAAAGATGTTATTCTAACTGGTCTTGCATTTACATGTGCTTTAGATAACGGTGCTTATCAACATTATTATCCAAGAAGTAGGTCAACTGCGTATGATACTTCTATTCCAATCGTAGGTTATTCTGGAACTGCACTTGAAGTAGATGTCGGTATATCTCGTGTAAAGAATCAGTATATTCATAGATTTGAAGAGGCTCTTCCTGGCGCATTAATATATGGTGGTGATTATCCCCACCAATTCCTTCGTGCAGAAGAAGGCGCATTACTGACTGGTGGGCCATATCCGCATGAGTTTCATGGTGCAACTGCAACATCTACTTTTGCTGGTGGTGACTATGCACATACCTATGTAAGTTCTGATGCAAAAACTATCAAGGTTGGTGGTGACTACGAACATCAATTTGTACCCTCCGAAACTAAACCTAATGGAGTGTTTGTAATTGAAGCGGGAGCAAACATAACAGTTAGTAACGCTGACTACGATCCTGGCACTGGATCTTTGATACTGACCGATAATGGTCATAATTTTACAGGCCCTACACAACACTCAATAACAACTGCAAATTATAACCCCATTGTGGGTATCATGACATTGACTATGCCTAATCATGGATTTGCAAATGGTGATCAAGTTAGAATCGCAGATGAGTCTATAGGTTGGAAGTGTTCATTAGACGCATTTACAACAACAAAATACTATCCAAGATCAACCGATCCTATAAGTGATTCTTGGCTACCCATCAGTAACGTTTCTACCAACACATTTGAAGTCTTTGCTGGTATTACTACTAGATTAGATTACACTGTTTCTGGCGCGGATTACACACCTTCTGTAGGTGTGATGACAATGAGTATTGGATTCCATGATCTTGAAGTGGGACAGAGTATTAAGTTTAGAGATGGTTCATTAGGATTCTCATGTACTGCTGATGGGAATAGTTCAACCAAATACTATCCAAGAGCAAAAGACCCAACTTATAATACTGCTGTTCCTATCACAGGTGTAGCTGGAACTACTATAACAGTCAATGCTGGTATTTCAACTATTGTCAAGTACAATATAAGAAATGCAGACTATACACCAGCAGTAGGTGTTATGACTGTATCTGTTGATAGATTACATGGTTTCCAAGCTGGTGAGTCAATTAAATTTAAGCCTGGATCTTTAGTATTCAAGTGCGAACAGGATGGATTCCAAACCAATCACTTTTATCCAAGACCTAGTGACCCTTACTACGATAAACCAGTAGAGATTATCGGTGCTGCTGGTACTATATTCACAGTCAATGTAGGCCCTACAACTTCCGCTAATGTTTATCAATTCTTACCCAATCAAGGTGTTGCTGTTGAAGGTGTTATTTCTGGTGGTGATTATCCGTATTCATTAGTTGGTGTTGGTACTGATGCGGTTATAACTGGTGGTGGAGATTACACACCTTATGTCTATGTCTCATCAACTGCAAACAACGTTGAAAGACCATCAATGAGAGCTATCATACAGGAGGGTGCATTATCATTTAAGTGTGCTAAAGATGATTATGCAACTATTCATGCCTATCCTCGTAAGACAGACCCAGCATACAATACAAATCTAGGTATTGTTTCAGTTACCGCTAATACATTTGAAGTAAGAGTTGGTGTATCTACAATCGAAGAGCGTTCAATATCAACATCAACATACAACCCTGCAACAGGTGACTTTGTGATGAATGTTGGTGCTGGACACTCGTACATCAATGAGTCAGCCCATACAATTTCGACGGCAACGTACAATACTAGTACTGGTGTACTAGAACCAACCATTATTAATCATGGTTTTGTTGCTGGTGAATATGTTAAGTTTGATTTGGGTTCCATCTCATTTACATGTGATCTTGATGGTCATAATGCTGCCAAGGCATATCCAAGATATTCCGATCCATATTTGAATAAATGGCTACCAATCTATAACGTGGGTATAGATACATTCTCTGTTTATGTTGGTATTGCAACTCTTGGAGGAAGTCACACATTCGTATCTGCTACTGCTGGTGGTCTTAAGAAGGCCAGAGATACAGTTGGTATTAATACTGCATCTATAATATTCACATGTGCTAGAGATAATTACGCAACAGAACACGCTTATCCTCGTCCTGACGACCCTATTGGTGGTAATGTATCCGTTGGTATTGGTTCTACATCTGCTGATACTATAACAATCAATGTTGGCGTATCAACAATAGTTAATTACAATATTTCAACTGCATCATACACTGCAAGCACAGGTATTATGACTGTGTTCTCTAATGTTCATGGATTCAATGGATCATATGTTAGAAATGTAGAATTTGCAACTTATGATGCTGGATCTGGTATTATGACTGTGACATCTGCTGGTCATGGAATGGTTACTGGTAATAGAGTTCAGTTTGAAAGAGATTCTATAAGATTTAGATGTAAGATGGATGGTCGATTATCCATTAAGAGTTACCCAAGAAGAAAAGATCCATCTGATCAAAAATGGTTATCAGTTACAACTGTTGATCTTGATAAGTTTAGCGTAAACGTAGGAACATCTCCTCTAGTTTATCATACTCCTACAAGTGGATCATACGATCCTTTCACTGGATTAATGACGATTGATATTGGATCTCATACACTCCAAAAAGGAACTTCTGTCAAGTTAAAAACAAATGGATTCAAATTTACTTGCGCTTTAGATAATCATGCGACATTCCACTATTACCCAAGGAAATCAGGTCTTAGTGGCCCAGATCCTGCTTACAATACTGCTGTTAAGATTACTGCTACTACAGATACCACCATTACTCTGGACGTAGGAACATCATCCAACCAGACTGAACATATTCTAGTCTCTGCTGTCAACAATGCAGTTATCAGTGGTGGTAATTATCTTCACACTTTTGAAAACGCAAAACTTGGCGCAATGTTGATCGCTAGAGATACCATAGGTCTTGCTACAGATTCATACACATGGAGATGTGCTCAGGACAACTATACTACAGATCACACATATCCAAGGACAACCGATCCAATTCATAATGTAGAAGTTGGTGTTGTTACCTCTACTACAGACACATTCACAATTAACGTGGGTATCACATCTAGAGTTAAGTTCAACGTGACTGACGCTACTTATGATGCAAATAGTGGATTGGCAACAATAACCACTGACTCATCACATGGGTTATCAACTGTAACATCAGTTGGTTTAGCAACAGGTGGATTGGTTTACTCTTGTGCTATGGATCAGTATGCGACAGAACATCCTTACCCTAGAACTACAGACCCAGCACACAACACCGCATTATATCCAACTGCCGTAACATCTAACAACGTAACTTTGAATGTTGGTGTTTCTACTAGGGTTGCATATAATATCAACCATGCAGACTATCATGAGTCTATAGGTATCATGACAGCATTCTTACCAGTTGTTCATGGTATTACAACTGCTGCTGGAGTTGGTAGAAATGTAAAATTAAGAACTGAGGGAATTTTATTCTCATGCTCACAGGATAACTATACTACAAAACAATTCTATCCAAAAGGGGGAGATCCTTATTACAATGGATCTCTGATTACTAGAGTCATCAATAACAATGTCATTGAAACACAAGTAGGGCCATCTACCACACCTAGTTTCTACAATGGTGGTGGTAAAATTCAAGGTGTCATACTTGCACCTAGACTTAATAATAACTCTCCTAGTGGAACTGACTTCGCAGCTGGTGGTACATTTGTAGATAAGATTATAGACAATAAGACATATGTTGTTAATGTTGGTATTTCAACTGTAGATCACAACTATGCAAGAGCTGGATTATCGCAAAAAGGAAAGAGGATTGCATCATCTATAGAACAAGGATTCTCTGGGTTTGATGTAATTGAAAAACTAGATGCTGCAACCTTTAGAGTTAACGCTGGATTAACAACACAGAAAGCATTGTACAAGAGAGGTGGTGAAGTAACTAAACCAGTATACGTTGATGTTACAGCACCAGACAAGATGTTTAATGAAAATCTGGTATATGCTTCAGGTAATTCAGGTATTGGAACAAATTCTAAAGTTGATTTCCGTATTAACGTTGATGGTAATGTTAATGAATTTAATATAACTGAAGAAGGAACAGCGTTTAAGGTTGGTGACGAACTTACAGTTTCTGGTATTGCAACAGACCCAAGAGTAGGTGTGCTCACAGAATTTAAGTTAACAGTTGAAGAATTAGAGAGTGATAGTTTCTCTGGATTCTATCCTGGCCAGTTTATCTTATTTGATGACATTGCACCATTCTTTAACGGAACTCGTAAGAAGTTTACTCTATCAGTAACGACCAGTGGTTCTACAGAGATTCTAAGTCTCAAGACATTGCCTGGTAGTGACATGGATATTACAAATAATATCTTTATCTACATCAATGATATTTTACAAACACCACAGACTGCTTACACATATAAGGGTAGTAGAGTAATCTTTACTGAGGCACCAAAACCAAATTCCAAGTGTTCGGTATTCTACTTTAGAGGATCTAAGAGGGATGTTGAAACTGTTGAACCAGTTCAGTCACTGAAGCCTGGTGATATTGTACAGATTAAAGAAAATAGATTTGATGTTGCTGATATTGACCAATTTGAAAGAACCAGTAAGAGAATCGTTGCTTCTGATCTTTTAGAAACATTCACATACAACAGTATTGGAATTAACACTGCTCAGGATGCAGAGAGACCACTCTCATGGGAGAAACAAAGAGGTGATCAGATTCTTTCTGGTGTACTAATATCTAAAGCAAGACCTAGTTTGAAGAGTAAGGTTCTACCTACAACCAGACTAATCAAAAATGTTGGTAAGACTGATGATACCATTTACGTTAACAATGTGTATCCATTATTCAACGCTATTGATAAACTTCTACAATCAGAAAATAGTATTCAGATATTTGATGATAATGAGATTATACCAGGCGTTATAACATCCATTGTTTCTACATCCTCAAGTATATCATCTCTTACTATAAGTTATGGTGGAACAGGATATTCACTTACAAATCCAGAAATTTCAATATCTAATTCTAAGATTAATCGTAAAGACCCAATTAAGGATTGGAAGTTTGATGGTATTAGTGGTATTATTCAGTCAGTGAATTTCAAGGCAATTACACAGTCAGAACCATATGTCGCTGTTGGTTCAAGTAGTTACTATATCAACACCAAGAGTGGTACATTCTGGGAAAGAGGACAAATTGGATTTGGTAATACAGTTCAGTTCAATGGTGTAGGTATGGGATACTCACAAGGCAATACCAATGTTAATTATGTCATGGCTGTTGGAGATGGTGCTGCAATGGCAAGAGCAGTTTCAGTTGGTAATAGTATGTCTGCTTGGACTCCTATCGATTTAAAAGAGAAGAGAGTAATCCCTGCAATAAACGTAACTAACACATTTGACAGTTCATACACTGGTAGTTTTAAGGATGTTATTTGGGAGAGATCAAGAGATACATGGGTTGCAGTTGGTGCTGCTGGATCTATCTTTACTGCCGTTGGTATGACAACAGCAGAGGCATTTAGTCAATACTCTGGAACTCTACAAACATTGAACTCCATTGCATACGGACAAGCAGAATTCATTGCAGTCGGTAATGGTGGTGCTGTTATTGCTTCTAATGATGGTATAATTTGGTCGGATAAGGTAAGTAACACAGTTCAAGATATTAATGATATCATTTACGATGGTAGTAAATTTATCTTTGTTGGTAACAACGGAACCATTGGTCTTTCTACTAACAAGAATTTCTGGCAACCTTATAGTCAACAATTACCAGCTGGTACACAACACCCTGCAACATTTGACTTTGCTAAGATCAAATACTTCAATAACTTCTATATTGGTATTAGTACAGTGGGAGATATTTACTACTCATTCGATCTAGCAAACTGGAATAAGAGAGATATAACACATCCAAATCAAATTCGTGATATTGCTAATACACCTTACGGTGATTTCAATAGCACAAGAATACTCGCTGTAGGTAGTGGAACAACTCAATTCTATGCTGACCCAGTTATCAACAGAGCGACTGCAACTGCATCGGTAACTGCTGGTGTAATAACCTCTGTAACAGTTACAGATGGTGGATTTGGTTATGATGTTGGTAGTTCACCCCCAGTTCTTGTTCAAACTGACAAGACTAGGAGAGAAGAAATATTCTCTATAAATGCAAAAGGAGACTTTGGTGATATTGTAGGAATAAATACATGGTTGCCAGGCACTGCCAACGTATTACCTAGATTAGCATTTACATTGAAATCTCAATTCAATGATAACACTAACTTAGGATATGGATATTCTTCACTCAACCAGCTTGGAGTTAATTTCACTGGATTGCAGAAAGGTGACTTCTTTACCATCTACGATAGTCCTTTAGTTGTTGGTCATGCACTTACTGGTATTACAACTTCTAGTGGTTCAAATGTAGTAGTTGGAATGGTAACTGAGGGTGACTATTTGGGAGGTGTATTCAGAGTAGAAACAATCACTCCTGGCGATGCAGTCTCTGGACTTGCCACTGTAACGTGTGCGTTCTTGCCTGGCCCTATATCATATGGTAATAATGTAATCCAAGTTGGTCTTGCTGTAACAGCAAACACAGATACCTTCTGGGGTAAATATAGTTGGGGTCAAATCTACGGATATCAGAATCGTGGTTCTGGAAATCCCGAAGAATTTTTCGTCAATAACATGAACGGTAATACTGGATTATCTACAGCATCTGTAGTTTCCAGAAAGAAACCATTAACTTAACCACTAAATAAAAGAAAAAAACGTTTTTTTAAAATGCCTGCTATTATATCCGAACAGTTTAGAATTCTAAATGCCGAGACTTTTGTGAAGAGTTTTGTCGGAGTCGGATCTACTGTAAACAAATATTATGCTTTCATGGGATTACCAAATTCCATTGAACCAGCGGCAGGCGGTACTGCCACATGGGCCACCAACACCCCTGCACCTCTAGATGGATTCGAGGAAGAATACTCCATAAAAGAGTCTATCATTGCGATGAAGAAGGTTACAGATAAAGATGTTCGTAGACTTGTAAGGAAGGTAAAGTGGGTAGCTGGAACAACCTATGAGATGTACAGACATGACTATAATATTTACAATCTCACACCAATTACTTCACAAGGTAGTTTGTATGAAGCAAATTACTACATAGTGAATGAAGACTTGAAAGTTTACGTTTGTCTACAAAATGGATCAGACCCAGAGAACCCAAAGGGGAGGCCTTCATATGACCAACCCACATTTGTTGACCTTGAACCAAGGGCAGCTGGCACTAGTGGCGATGGTTATGTTTGGAAATACCTTTACACGATTAAGCCATCCGAAATCGTTAAATTTGACTCTATTGAATACATACCAGTGCCCGAAAACTGGGGGACTGAGGGCGAGACTATTGCAACACAGGCTAATGCTATAGATGGAAAGATCGAAGTTATTGTTGTCAATGATCGAGGCTCTAACTATCAACCGATCAGTACATCTTTTGCCAATGTTCCGATTCTCGGAGATGGATCAGGAGGAAAGGCTACAATTACGATTGATTCTTTCGGAAAGGTATCTGAAGTATTTGTTACAGATGGAGGAGAAGGATACACCCACGGATCTATACAGTTCTTTCCAGGCGCTCCTGGCTCTGAGTCTGGCGGTGTTCTTGCTAACCTTACCAACACAGGAATAGGAACGACATCTATCGCTGGTTTCAGTGTCATAATTCCACCAAAGGGAGGACACGGATACGATGTCTACAGAGAATTAGGAGCATACAGAGCGTTATTATATTCAAGATTTGAGACAATCGAAACTAACCCTGACATCATTGAAGGTAATGACTTTGCTAGGGTTGGACTTATAAAAAATCCCACTGTATTTGGTAGTAGTACAGAATTACTAGACACTGCGATGGTGAGTGGCCTAAAGGCAGTCAAACTTGCTGGTGTAACGACAGCTACAACTTATGCCGTTGACTCTCAGATAACAC